GAGGTACTCTGGATAGTCCCGCGGAATGATCGTGTGGAACGCCAGCGCCGGGATCTTTGCGGCCCAGCGCCCGAAACTCAGGTCGCGCAGCAGCCGGTCCTTCTGCAGCTCCTTGTTGAACTCCAGAATCGCCTGCTCGTTGACCTGCGTGCGCTCAACGTAGACGCGCCCCTCATGCGGCTGTTCGACGACGCGCGTGCGGTACGGGCCGACATCAATCACCGACGACATCGGCCAACCCCTTGGCGCGCAACCGCTCGCCCACGTCAGCCTGCACAGTGACCACGTCGCCGGGCTTGGCTATCGCGTTGTGAACGAAGGTCTTGCGCGTTATGCGCATCACGACCGCATCACGCAACGCCGCGGCAACCACTGCCACCGGCTCTGCGACCACTTTTCTGCGAATCCTTCCCATCATGGGTAGAGGGGGCCTTGCGGCCCCCTCCTCCGGTCAGCTGGCCGTCACTGCCAGCGTCGGGTCGATGTCAGCGATGACACCGTGCGCCTTCTCGCTCTGCACGATCAGCGTCCAGTCCACCGCCATCTGCCGCTTGTCCGACAGGCCGGTCTTCGCCAGGGGCTCAGTCCGGTAGCCGTGCAGGTAGCCGAGGGAGAGGTACTCGGGCGTGATGATGTAGACGTTGGCGCAATCGCCGTCGTCCGCCGCGTACAGCTGCTGCAGGCGGTTGTCGACGAGGTCGAGCGTGCCGAAGTCGGTAACGAACACGTTCACCGAACCCAGCGCAGTCGCCTTCTCCGCACTACGCCCCTGGTCTGCCATCAGCGTCGCAACGCGGGCGCTGGAGGTGAACAGGTACTCGGAGAATGCGCGGATCACCGAGGGCAGAGACATCAGCACCGTCGGGTCGCCACCTTCCTGGTACACCGACTGCACGATGTCACGCACAGCCTTCTCGGTGAGCGCACGCTTTGCGCCAACCGCCGGCGCCGCCACGATGCCGGTCGTGGTGCTAAAGCCACCATCGGCGCCCGTGGTGCCACGGGAGGTCGAGGTTTCCAGCCAGGCGCCCAGGCCCGCGGACTTGCCGGGCGTGGTGTTGCCATCGTCAGCGACGCTCGCCTGATGCGTCAGCGCGATCGCCTCGACATCACGACGCAGCTCCTGCTGGCGCTTCATCACCTGGTAGGAGAGCGAGCCGGCGCCACCGATCGAGTCGGACTCGTTGGCGCGCGTCGACACCTGCACGATCTTGGTCGAGATCTGGCAGTGGTTGCCCACACGCTTGCCGGTCTTGGTGTCGTTGCCGGAGGCGTCAGCACCGTCGACGTGCGCGTTCGACAGGTTGGGCGCAGCCAGCTCGTCGGTCGTCCACTCCTTGTAGGAGTTCTTGCAGGTTTCGGTGCCGATACGATCGGTCAGGGGCAGCGGAATCTTGGAGATGTCCCAGATGCGCTGCATCACGTCCTCGTTGATGAGGCCGCCATAGCCGACTGCTTTGAGGTCGGCACTGTCTAGGTTCGAGGTACTCATTGTTCAGACTCCTATCGAGCAGATCCAAGGATGGCCGCAACTGCCGCCGCTTGATCGCGGGGGTTGCGCGTTGTCTTAGCCTTCTGCTCCAGCTCGGAAACGCGCCGACTCTGAACCGTCCCCTGTGCCCCGCCTGAACCCGGCCGCATCACCGGCTTCGGTGCCTGTCGCGCCCTCTCGGTCGCTGTCGCCACCTTCTGCTGGTGCTGCCAATACTGCCAGGCCATCCGACCGACGAGCCGCGCTCGATAGTCGGGAATGGTCATCAGCTCTTGCGGCGTGAACCCGATCACGTCCATCAGGAACTTGCTGATCTCCGGTCCCTCTCGGGAGGCGATCTCGGGATTGCGCCACTCTGGCACGGCCTGGAGGAACCGCTGGTCATGCTCGACGACCGTGTGCTCCCAGAACGCCTGCTGCTGCAGCTGCTGCTGCTGCATCGCCCTGCCGTACTCGGCCTTCGCTGCCGAATACTCGACGGCGAAGTCCTGCTGCAGTGCTGCGTAGCGTCCAGGGTCGGCCTCTTTGAGCGCTTCCCAGTTGATCCCGTTGAACCGTGCCTGCACCGATTCCATCCGGCCGCGGGCATTCAGGGCCGCTTCAGAGAGCTGCTGCTGACCACGCATGAGCTGCTCGGCCGCTTGCCGTAGCTGCTTGTGCTCGGTGGCCAGCGCTTCCCGCTGGGCAGCCAGCTCGGCCGCCTGTCGCCCGTGCTCCTGCAGCTTGTCCTTGATCTGGCCCAGGGGAATCTCTTCCCCGGTGTCCAGCTTCATCGACAGCGCATACAGCTCCGCCGGGTCCCAGCCCGCCGCCTTGGCAAAGTCGACAACCGTGCGAATCTCTTCGGCGGTTGGCGTCCGCGCCTCAGTGGCGGGAGCCTCGCTTCCGGCCTCGACCGCGCCCTCCGGGCTCTCGCCAGGCGCCGCCTGCTCCGGTACTTCAGTCCCCGCAACGTCGGCGAGCTGCTCCTCTCGGGGCTCGTCGGCTGCCGGGTTCAGCAGGTCCGCAACTGCTCGGGCCTGCTCTGCCACGCCTCTCGGTTGGCTTTCAGTGGTCATTTATAGCACTCCTGTTCAGGCTTTGCCTCTCGGCTGCCTTGGTTAGTCGACGTTCCAGCTCGGAGCGCACCTCTCGGAGCGCCCACAGCCGCAACGCCAGGGCTTTCAACTCGTCGATCCTCTCTGGCTGGGTCGACTGGAACTTGTCCCAGCACTCGTTCTGCAGCTCATCGTTCACCTTGCCCCACACGTCGGAGTCGAGGATGTCGCGTGCGCTGATCATGGCAATTCCCACTGGCCGGTCTTGGGATTGAACCGCATGGCGTTCGGGTCATCGAGCTGGCGCGGCGTCAGGTACGCCGCCAGCAGGTTCACGGGCTCCAGGGCGCCCTGCACAGCGCCGGCCACGGCCTGGGCCGGGGCAGGGACCTCGAACGGCTGGTGGCTCATCTGGGAGCCCAGGCTGGCCCGTCGGCGCTGCGTCTCCAGCTCGGCCATGGCCTGGCTGGTGTCGCCCGGCTCGTTCTGGAAGAACGCCGGGGCCGCCGCGGCAGCGGCGCCGGTGCCGGCCACGCCGGCCAGCAGGGCCGGGTCGGCCTTGCCGTAGTAGAGCTGGCGCCAGTCGGCCTCCTGCATCACGGGCTTGTTGCCCAGGTAGCCCGCGTTCTTGTGGGCCTGCAGGGCCTGCTGCATCTCTTCCCAGCTCTGCTTGGGCAGGTTGCGCCAGTCAGGGTGGGCGAACTCGTGGGGCTCGACGCGCCCGCGGTACTTGTCCCACAGCCGCCACTGCTCCATGAACAGCGGCAGGTCCGGGTTGGGCCCGCGGGACTCGTCCACATAGTCCATGATCCGCTTATAGAACGGGTTGAAGTCGGTGATCTTGTCGGGCTCGTAGGCCAGCCGCTCGGGACTCACCCGCGGGTCAGCACCGGCCGCCAGCTCGCCCGTGCGCTTGCTGCGGTAGACCGCGGACGGCGTGGTGCCGCCGATGACGTTGATCGCGGCATCCTCGGCCTTGCCCGGGTTGGCAGCGATCGCCTCCTGCAGCTTGTCCTTGTCGACCTTCAGCAGGCCCGCCATGCGCGTGCGGAAGGCGTCGCCGACCTCGCCCTCCTCCTGCAACATGCGCGGGTACATGTTGCGGATCATGTGCAGGTCGACGGCGGAGGTGTTGCCCGCGGCCAGGTCGAGGAACGGCGTGCCGAGCGAGGCGGTCTTCTGCGACAGGCCGGGCACCTGGTTCATGACGCGGAACGTCACGTCACGCACGTCCTCGCCGGGTCCTGCCTTGAAGATGTCCGGGCGACGCAACGCCAGGGAGGCCAGCTCGGGCTGGTTGCCGATGTTCGCGGTGCCCATCACGCCCATGCCGCCGCGGGAGGCGGCACCGACGCCGGCAGCGCGGTCCAGGGTCTGCGCCACGTTCGGGTCGCCAGCCTGCAGGGCCAGCTGGGCCAGCTCGTCCGGGTTGCGCACCCGCGTGCGGGCCGCCAGGAACTCGTTCGGCGTCAGCGGCGCGTTCGGCGACATCAGGCTGAAGTTGAGGGCGTTGAAGATGTCGACCGGGTCGGCCTCGCCGGGCCGCTCATAGCTGCGCATGAACTTCTGCATCAGCGCGTTGTGCGTGTCGGTCGGCAGGGCGTTCGGGTCGAAGTTGTTGCCCTTCAGCCAGAACAGGTCGGGAATGGTGAACTTGCCCTCCAGGCCGCCGGGGACCTGGATCTCCCGCCGGCTCGTCACGTCGGAGATGCCGAGCGACTGCTCGGGCGTGCGGGTCATGTTCACGCCATGCTGCGCGCCCCACTGCGCCCACTCCTCCTCGGAGGCATTCGGGCCGGGCGTGGTGCGTGGCTCGGCACGCAGGGCCAGGCGGTTGCGCACGGCCTGGTTGATCTCCCGCAGAGGCACGGCCGCGCCCTTGTTGCCGGTCATCATCGACCGGACCATGTCCGGGTCCATGCCCGCGGCAATCAGGTCCGCCCGGGTCCGCTCGACCATCGGCTCGGAGGTCAGCTTGCGCTTCGGGCCGCGCCCGGCCTTGGTGGCGAAGCTCTTCAGCTCGTCGAGTGCGGACAGGAACGGGTTCACGTCTTCTCTCCCTGGCTCCGGCCGAAGCCGACTCGCCGATAGCGCCGCCCCTTGGCGTAGGCGTCCTTCAGCGTCTCACTGATGCGCTGGCACTCTTCGGGAGTGCGACAGCGCGGGACCTTGACCGGGTTCGCGGGCTTCTTCACTGCAGGCCTCCAGGCGCCGGCATGCCCGGCTGCATCGGCGGCGCTGGCTGCATGCCTGGCAGCGCTGGCTGCACCGGCGGGCTCGTCAGCTGCATCAGGTCGATCTCGGCCGCCGCGTCCTGGGCGTCGACCTTGGTTTCCACGTCGACCAGCTTCACCCGCTGGGCGAACATCGCCTCCATGTGCTTCAGGGCCGCCGTTATGGCGTCGAGCTGGACCTGCATCTGCTCCTTCTGCAGCGCGGCCTGGGCCTTGATCTGCTCCATCTGGATCGGCACCTGCAGCTGCGCCTGCATGGCCTGGGCCTGCATCGCGGTCTGCTGCTGCGCCGCCTGCGCCGCCTGCGCCGCCGCCTGCTGCGCCTCGGGGGAGGCCGGGTTGATCCAGTATTGCTCGGGGGCCGGCAGGCCGGACATGCGCCCGATGTCGATCAGGGCCGCATAGACCTGCGGGAGGTCGACCAGCACGCCACGCTGGCCCTGCTGCAGGGCTGCCGTCTGTGCGGCCATGACGGCCTGCAGGGCCGCCGTGCGCCGTGTGCGCTCACCCACCGACATGCCCATGCTGACGACCAGCTCGTCGCGGGGCTGCCACTGCGAGGGCATGGCCTGCTGCCACTGCCCGGCCGCACGCATGCTCACCGGGCCCTGCCAATACTTGCGCAGCAGGGCG